ATGAATTCAAATTCCAAAAGCACGGAGCCCCGAAAGGACTGGCATCCGGCCGACATCAAGGCGGCGCTGGCCAAGAAGGGGTGGACCTTCGCAAGGATCGCGCGCCAGTACGGTTATGTCAGGAACTCACCGAACACCGTGCTCCACAAGCCGTGGTCCCAGATCGAGAAGATCATCGGCGTGGTCCTGGGTGTGAAGCCTTCAGAGATCTGGCCCAGCCGTTACGATGGCCGCGGTCGCCCGCTCAAAAAGCGTGCATCTAAGTTTACAAGTAAGGTCGGCAGATTAGCAGAGAACAAGGCCGTTAGCAATGCATAAGTCGATAGTTATCTGCTTGTGAATACCTGGGGGGAGCTATGAAGAAAACGTACACGCCGGTGCAGTCAAATTACAAGTTCATGGACATCGTGGAGTTCCTGCACCAGCAGACGGGGCCGGTGTCGGGGACGGCGATAGCGAAGGCGCTGGACCTGCCGCACGGCACGGTGATGAGCCACCTGCAGACGGCGATCGAGCGCAAGTGGGTGCGGCAGGTGGGCGAGGTGTACGAGGCCGGGCCCAGACTGAGCGGCATGTATGCGGCGTATCTGCAGGGGCTGAAGGACAAAAAAGTGAGCATCGAGCGGGAAATTACCAAACTGGAGGTTTGAAATGTCGCAACTGAATGGGCAAGGGTGGGACGAGGAGGATTACAGCTGGCTGGTCGGCACACCGGTGTCGGACTGTAATTTTACGGCAGCGCTGGAGCGCTCCAACGAGAGGACCATCAACGAGGCGTTGAAGCATATCGACATAGTCGGCGGTTTGCAGTCGAAGAAGCTGGCACTGCGCCGCCAGTTGCGCAAGATCACGGTGCACGGTGAGGTGCCGGTGTCGGACCAAGCCGTCCTGGAGACCGCCACCCGGCAGGAGCGCACCACCGGCATGGAGATCGCCACGCTGCAGCAGGAGCGCGAGTTCGAGAGCCAGCAGGTCGAGTTGCAGAACGAGAAGGAGCGGGACATCGCCCAGGCCTACGAAACGGCGGGCACTATCAAGGCGCTCACTTTCGTATCGAAAGTGGTGACTGTCAGCAAATTGGTACAGTTGGACCTGGTCAAGAAGTCGAAGGGGTATAAGGGCATTGGGACATGGTCGGATTACTGCAAATACATAGGGTTAGACCGTGCATCCATAGATGACCAGCTTAAAAATCTTCATGTCTTCGGGGAGGAATTTTTGCTGACCGTCAGCAATTTTGGTGTTGGCTACCGCGAAATGCGCAAGCTGCGCCAGCTCGCCAACGACGGGACCATCACCCTGGATGCGGAGTGCATCCAGATTGGCGAAGAGACCCTCCCTATTGATAAGGAACATGCCGAGGATATCCAGATCGCCATCGAACGCATCCTGGAGGAGCAGATCTCGCTGAACCAGCGGGTGGAGCGGCTCACCAAGGATAAGGACGGGCTGGTGAAGGAGGAGACCCAGGGGCTGCGGACTGAGGTCAAGGCGCTGGTGAAGGAGGTCAAGCGGCTCAAACCCTTCGACCCGGAGGAGAGGGACCTCTCCTTTGCCACGGAGCAGATGCAGGGCATCCAGGACACGGTGCTCTCAGCGGTCGCGCTCATGTCGAGCTTCATCGTCGATGAACGGGTACAGCAGGAACCGGTCATCATGGGCCAGGTCGAGGGGCACCTCCAGACCATCGAACTGGCTCTCGCCAATCTGCGCACGCGCTGGGAACGGGCTGTCAATCTCTTCGAGGTGTGACGACATGGCAAAGGTGATCGATCCGGCCGTGTTGGCCATGGTGAAGACTGATCTTGACGGGTGCCCGCGCGGCGGGCGCTCCAAGGTGGTGGCAGATTGGGCCGGTCGTCTGGGTATCAGCTACCAGACGCTGTACCGCTCCATTCCCGCCACCGGCAAAAGGGCGGGGAAAAAGCGCGCGGGTGGCCGCAAGATCGAGGGCATCGAAAAAGCCGCGCTCCTGGTGGCCCAGGTGAAAAGCCGCCCGCCCGAGCACCGGGGCCAGATCACCACGAAGGATGCGGTGAAGATCGCCGTGGAGAACGGGCTCATTCCGGCGGAGATGGCCCACGCGGCCACCTTCGACCGGGTGATCCGGGAGATCGGGGCCAACAAACAGCGCCGCCGGATCGAGCGCTACCAGGCTGAACGCCCCAACGAGATGCACCATGTGGACGCCTCCTCCTCGAACTGCTTTTACGTGCACAGGGCACTGCCGGACGGGGATTACGTGCTGCGCATCTACGGCGGCACCAAGGATTACAAGAACAAGCCGGTGCCGATCCGGCTGCGCCCCTGGATCTACGGCGTGGCGGACGATTACAGCGGCTTCCATGTGGCGCGCTACATCGCGGCCCTGGGCGAGAGCGCCGGCGACAACCTCGACTTTCTGTGCTGGGCCTGGTCCCAGAACCAGGAGAAGGAGCTCTTCGGACTGCCGTCCAGCATCAAGGGGGACCACGGCCCGATGATGTCGAGCGACGGCATCCCCGAGTGGTTCGATCGGCTGGGCATCACTATCGCCCCCTCCGAGGTGCTCAACAAGGATGCTCACGGCAAGATCGAGCGCCCCTGGAGGACCATGTGGCAGCGTTTCGAGCTCCCCTTCTTTGCCGAGAGCAACTGGAAGAAGTTCGAGATACCGCTGTCGGAGCTGAACCAGCGCTTCCTGCGCTACCAGCGCGATTACAACGATATGAAGCACCGTTACGAGCGCACCATCAGCCGGCGTCAGGCCTGGCTGAAAATCAGCCAGTACGGCGGAGCGGTGGCGCTGCCGGAGAACGCCATCAAGACGGTGGTCAGGCGCTGGCCGCGCAAGGTGGGACAGGACGGCTGCTTCTCCATCGATAACGTGATCTACGAGGTGAAGGGTCTGCACGACGCCTGGGTCTGGGTCTACCAGGGGATGTTCGACGACCGCATGGTGGTGGTGTCCCAGGTCACCGGCGCGAAGTACGAGGTGGAGGACTTCACCCCCAACCGGCTGGGTGAGTATTCGGAGGCGCCGGAGAGCGTCTACCACCAGACCCGCAAGGAAGCGGTCAAGCTGGAGGGTCTGCACAACACGCTCTACACGGAGGACAAGGTGGCACCCGCCAACGTGCGCCAGATGCCGACCAGGGTGCGGGAGCTGAAGAACTTCGCGGATCCGCTCAGCGTGGACAGCTACCCGGATGTGGAGACGGCCTTGAGGGAGTTCCAGGGGCTTTGCGGCTTCTTCCTGGACAAGGAGATGCGGGCGGAGGTGCAGGGTTTGATCGAGGAGAAGAAGCTCTCCAGGCGGTTCGTGGCGGAACTGGCGCTGGAGGTTCAGATGGTGCAGGCGCAGGCGCTGTAAAAAACTACGGGGAGGCGGGTACGAGCCGCCTCCCCACTACCAAAGGAGGGAACAAAGCATGAGTATCACCAAACTGGAACTTTTTGTCAATCTCGGACTGCGGAAGGACCCCTTCAAGGGGGTGGTGTACGAGACGGGGGACGCGGTGCGGGTGCGCCGGATCCTGGCCATGGCGGTGGAGTCGCACGCCATGGTGAGCATCGTGGGCGAGCGCGGCATGGGCAAGACGGAGGCGGTCAAGGCGGCGCTTGCCAAGCTGGACGCCAAGGTGGTGACTGTGGAGAAAAGCGACAAGACCCGGGTCACCATCGGCGACATCGAGATGGCCATGGTGCTCGATCTGTGCAACGAGCAGCCCAAGGGCGGCGAGAAGTTGAGCCGGCAGCTGCGCCCCATCCTGGGGGCCGCGGGGGTCGGCAAGGGCAGGGTCATCCTGCTTTTGGAGGAGGCGCAGCGCATCCATGGCGCCACGCTCAAGAGCCTCAAGACGCTCAGGGAGAAGAGCTGGATGGGCGAGACGGAGCTTTTCACGGTGGTGCTGGTGGGCCAGAGCGACCCGATGGCGCGGCCGGGGCTTTCGGAGGTGCGGCTGCGCACGGACTGCGTCCGGATGCACGGGCTGTCATCGTCAGAGGCGGCCGGCTACGTCCAGGCCACCCTGGGCAAGTATTTCGAGGAATCGGCGCTGGATGCGCTGTCCGAGCTGCCCGGCGCGACCAACTTCCTGGAGCTGCAGGAGCTGTGCGTGAAGGTGCTGGGGCATGCCCTGTCGGCGGGGCGCGAGACGGTCACGGTGGAGGACGTCAAGGCGCTCGATCTGGACAAGCAGGCATCTCTGCCAAAGACGGCGGGTCGCGCGGCAAAAGGCGCCGCGGTGAGCAGCAAGGATGCGCTCAAGTCGGTTTTAAGCGGCAAGCGCGGCGAGACGGCTGCCGGGGAAGTGAAGGAGGCTGCAGCATGCTGAGGCTGAAGATGGCTTTCGAGGAGTGCAAGGTGACCCAGGCCCAGCTGGTGCAGGCAACGGGATACAGCAAGGCCCTGATCAGCCGGGCGCTCTCCAAGGGGGAGCTGCCGGTGGACCTGGAGCGCTTCGTGGGGGCGGTGGTGCTTTTCGTGGAGGCTGACAAGAAGCTCTCGACCTGGATCGACGAGCGCGGCCTGCCTGCGACGGCGCTTTTCGAGCAGGTAGACACGGAGGGGCGGCTGGTGGGGTCTCGGGTCTGGGCGGTGCCGAAGCAGGTGGACCTGGACGGGGCCATACTGGCCGTCACCGGCCGCGCGCTTTTGCAGGGCGCCTCGATAGAGGGGACCATGACCCTGTCCCGGGTGGCGCTCTACCTGCTGGAGGCGCTGCGGGACCAGCCCCTGGGGCTGGATACCCTGGGCGAGATCGAGGTGAACGCGGGACGGATGCTGGCCGGGGGTGCCTCATGAGGTCCATTTGTAACGGTGCTCATGGGGGTGAAGGGCGGGGGACTTTAATCAAGGGGGGCATTGCCATGGTTCAGGGGGGCGCACGAGAGGGTGAAGATCTGGGTTCGCAAGCACGTCTGCTATCGGGGCATCAAGAGGCAGTCGGACCACCGGGCCGTGAACAAGGCGCTGAAGATCATCTACTTCGACGCCCAACTGGACCAGCGGCTGACCGGCGCACCGCTGTCGAGGGGCGAGCAGTGAGAATATCGGGAATAAATTCAAAGGAGAACGGCATGAAAGAGAGTTTTTACAGCTATTCGGATGTTACGGGGATGCAGTACCACGAGACGGGTAAAGAGGCAAAGGAGGCTGCGGACAAGGCCATCAGGACGTTCCTCCACAACGGTGTCTTCGATGCCGAGGTGCTGGGGCGTATCACCTGGGGCGAGGTAACGGAGCGCTCGACTTCGACCGGTGCCGGGTTCGCCCTGAAGAACGCCCTGCGGCTTGCTTACGAGGCGGAGTTCCCCCAGGTGGTGGACGGGCGCATGCGCAACGGTAACGACGACCTGGTGCTGGTTTCGAGGATACAGGACACGGATCTGCTCTATCACGACCTGGTGCTCTCCGTCGCCGTAATCTGGAAGAACCTGGCCGGCAAGATCGAGCGCTTCAAGGGGTACAACTTCCGCGATGTGCAGACGGTGCTGGCGCTCTTGAAGGACAAGCATGGCATCAAGCGGGGCGGCAAGGAAGGGAACATGACCTTCTTCACGGTGGACAAGCGGTTCAAGCTCCAGGTCGCCATTCAGAAGAAGATCGACTTCGGGCCGGAGCTGCAGATGGCCGAGATGAAGCTCAACGAGGCGATGCAGGACATGACGGCGACCACTGGTGACGAGGAGCTCAGCGCCAATGCCCTGGACCTCAAGACGCTCCTTTCCGCGGCCTTCAAGCTGGTGGACGGGAAGGTGCGGGTCAGTGAAGTGCTCAGGCTTAGGAGCCATAAAATCGAGAACGCCCTCTGGAACGAGGGGATGGACATCATCGACGCGGCGATCATCGTGACCAGCAAGAAGAAGCAGATCCGGCTCTACGAGAGGAACGAGGCGGGGGCCTACCTGGCGATCCCGCTGGACATCGCCGCGCTGTAACCGTTTGACCAGTGAAGCATAGGGCGGAGCCTGGCTCCGCCCCTTATTTCACGGGTTAAAGGTGAATGGTGGAATTGATTGAGGGGGGGTTATGGGGCACAAGGAAGGGACGATCCATTATGCGATGTACCAGAACAGCGAGCGGCTGCAGCGCTTCCTGATGCTGATGCTGGACGGCAGGGAGCGCTCCACCATGGAGATCATTCGGGGCGCCGACATCTGCGCAGTCAGCTCGGCCGCCTGCGAGCTGCGCGAGAACGGTTTCAGGTGCGAATGCATCAAGAAGACTTCGCCGGCCTACTACCAGCTCTTCGACATCGAGCAGGCCAAAGACCTCTCGGAGCAGCTGCTCGCCAAGCGCGAGGTGGTCAATGGGTAAGATGAAGGAAAAGCCCAAGTGCCTCGTGTTCAGCTTCCGCACGGACGACAAGAAGGGCCAGGTGATACTTGCGGCGGCTAAGGGGTATCCCACCCTGAGCGAGTTTCTTGAGGAAGCCGCTCTCTGGTGGGCCGCCCGGCTCAAGGAGGGGAAGGATGCTTAACCCTTTTGAGATTGCGATGCTGGTGCTGTCGTACCTGGTAACTGGGATGTTCATCTGTTGGGTAGCGCGGAGGTAGAAAATGACTGTACGAAATTACCGCAAGTTTGCCGAGCTGCCTATCAACGGGAAACAGATATCGGTGATAAAAATGGCTGTCAAGGCCCTCGGCATCAGTGATGACGATTACCGTGACGGCCTTGAACTGCGGTTCAAGGTACGGTCCTGCACGAGGCTTACCTTCAACCAGGCCACGGTGTACATCAAGGAGCTGGAGGACAAGGGGTTCTCCATCGTCCCGGGCAAGGGGAAGGTGAAGCCGGTCAAGACCGCTCCGGCGAAAAGCGCCACGCGCAACTCGATCAGCCGCACGGACGGCAAGATCGTGGGGCTGGCTACCCGGGGCGAGCTGGAGAAGGTGGACTCGCTGGCGCTGCTCATTCAGTGGCGGGTGGCGGATGGCCTCGCCCTCTTCCTGGAGAAGCGCATGGGGGTCAAGGGCGGCAGGATCCGGACCTCCAAGGAGGCTTATCTTGCCATCGAGGGGTTGAAGAAGATGTTCGAAAACGGCATGAAAAAGGCGCACGGCGCCGACTGGTGGCTCGGGTCCTACTCGGAGCAGGTCAACGAGTATATCCGCATCCACCGGCCCGAGGAGTTCGGAGGTCGGGCGACCGGTCGGGTCGGCGTGATGCTTGACGGGTCGAAAGTCGCAAGCGCCGATTTGGGGACGCTATGAGCCAGGCTGCAGAGGACAAGCTGAAAGGGATGCTCAGGGCGGCGGGTCTGCCCATGAAGGGGTCCTATCGCAGGAACGAGGTGATGACCATCCTGTCGATCAGCAAGCGGACCTTCTGGCGGCTCTTGACCCGGTGCGAGCGGGATGAAGAGGGGCTTTTGGTCTACCCGGATTGCCTCGATTCGTTCTCGATCCGTAGGGAGCGTCGGGTGAGTTACATGGAACTGATAGATTTTCTGGCCAGGAATAACAGCTACACCAGGGCGAACGCGGTTGATCCCAAACAGATGAGGTTGTTCGAGGGGGCATGAATATGGAGGGGGTTATGCTTGAAGAGAAGGCGATTCAGATGGTGGTCAATGCGGGCCAGCAGCACGGCTTTGGCAACATGATCACCCGGCTCAGGTATGCCTGGGTGCTGAAGCTGAAGGCGAGCGGCTGCTCCTGGCGGTCAGCGGCCCTCGGGGCGCTCTGCAGCAGGGAGCAGGTGCGGTTCATCGAGACCGCGGCGGAGAAGGACGAGGCGGCTTTTGTGGACTTCATGAAGTCGTACACCGGGCGGGTGGTCTAACCATGGCACTAGGATTTGTCAACGTAACCTGTAGGTGCGGCCACGTCGCCGATCTGGACGAATTCTGACGTACTCCGATTTTTGGAGAGTTGCCCAAAGGTGAGCACCAGTGCCCGGCGTGCGGCTACGCCTTCAAACGGCACATGAGTGAGTACAAGGTTTTCAAGGCAGGTGGCGAATGGCACGCGATACCGGGGAAGCTGGAGCTGGTGCCAGTGGGTGGAAGGCTGTAGTTAACGGGGTGGCCGATCAGCACCCGCAACAAGAAAGGGGTAACTATGAAAAAACTGATTTTAGCGGCTTGCTGCATTAGCTTGTTATCTGCCTGCTCTTCAATCCCCATGAACGAGCAAGGGTTAAAAGTGTACCTGCCATATGAGGATACTTTTGTTCGAGGGGCAGAAGTTCATCTTGATGAATGCGCCTACTTCGACGACCTAAAAGAATTTATTTGTCCGCATACCGCTTTGCGGCCCGACGAGGATACCGAGGAATAACGAATTTAGCTGTGCCGACAGGCACGAGCGGGTGTTATGCCCGCTGAGGGGGTGAGGATGGAACTGAAATCGTGGGAACCAATTGAAGAACTTGAGGTTCAAGCGCTGGATTCGCGCTGTGAGCCGATGTTAGAGGACCCAGAGCGACCGCAACAGTACGGCTGCACCGTGGTCGGTTTCTGCCTCGATGATTCTGAAGGTTGCCGCTCTATCATGGATTTCACCACTGGCGAGGGCCGTGAAGCGGATGAGGCCTTAGCCGCCATGGTTGTGAGGTCTATGCGCGTCGCTGCTGGTATGCAGGCGGGAGGTTGCCCTTACTGCTTCAGCAATGTCCTCTACTGCGACCGCCACGACCAGGCGAAAGGCGTAGCTCACTGCGACGACTGCGGTGCTGAACTCACGATGGAGCAGTACCAGGAGGGGCTCCGCTGGTCGGACTGCCACAAGCTGGACGCACCGGGGCAGGTTCTCTTTTACGAGCAGGACTTCTACGTCTTGTCGAACTTCTCCGCATTCTCGCTCCAGTGGTTCGGCTATCGTTTTGACACGTCCGAGGCAGCCTATCACTGGATGAAGTTCAATAGTCCTTACCAGGCGAATATCCGTGAAATGATTCTGCTCGCACCGTCCGCACACGAAGCGTTCAAGATTGCGGAACGATTCAAAGAGGTTCGCCGGGAGGATTGGGATAATGTGAAGGTGGGCATCATGAAGAAGATCCTCCAGGCAAAGGCTGGTCAGCACGAATACGTGAAGCGTAAGTTGTTGGCGACCGGCGACCGGGAACTGGTAGAGGATTCCTGGCGGGATGACTTCTGGGGCTGGGGCGAGGATCGGGACGGCGCGAACATGCTCGGCAGACTCTGGATGGAGATCCGGGCGGAACTGCGGGCGGCGGCATAACTACTGATTATCCCGAGCTGACGGCGGCATATCCGCACAAGTCTTGAAAGGAGGAAACCATGGAATCGGCTGTAATACCAACTTTTTCGACCATGTCTCAGGTAGACAGTGAAATATTGGAAAGCAGCCGCGTGGTCGGATGGCTCGACGCCCTTGGGAAAGAATTTGCGGTGCAGCACAGTGCCGATTCTACCCGCAAGTCCTACCGCGGTGCCATCATCCACTACATCCTCTTCAAGTATCGGCATCATGTCATGGAGGAGGGGGCGGCGGGTATCCGCCGCTTTCTCACCTACCGCGCACTGCACGACCATATCTCTGCGTCTACTCAGAATGTGGAGCTGAACGCCCTGCTTTTCTTCTACAAACACATATTAAAAGTTGAAGTCGGCGACATCGGCGCTGCTCGCGCACGTCGCCACAAGCACCTCCCCGTTGTGCTCACCCGCGAGGAGGTGGCGGAGCTGCTCTCCAAATTCACTGGTGTGTACCGGTTGATAAACTCTTTGATGTACGGCTGCGGCTTGAGGATAGAGGTCGACTGTCTGAAATTGCGCTGCAAGGATATCGATTTCGGGGCAAACTGCCTGATTCTCCATGACAGCAAACACGGCAATACCCGCTCGATCAGGCTGCCTGAGTCCCTGCTTGAGCCGTTGCACCTCCAGATCGAAGAGGTCGGGCGAGTCCACGCTGCGGATCTCGCTGCCGGTTGGGGCGCGGTCGAGCTACCCGATGCCCTGGCTAAAAAATACCCTGCCTATCCCCGGGAACTCGGCTGGCAGTTTCTTTTCCCGGCGCCGGAGCGCTTCGTGACTCCCGATGGCCGTGAGGGCCGCTATCATCTCCACGTCTCTGCAGTTCAACAATGCTTCAAGGAAGTGCTTCGCACTACCGGTATTATCAAGGCTGCGCACCCCCACAGCTTGCGTCACTCCTTCGCGACGCACCTCCTTGAGGACGGCGAGGACATCCGCACCGTGCAGCAACTCCTGGGGCATAAGACGGTTAAAACGACCGAGGTATATACCCACGTCATGCAGAAGCGGGTGGGGACCAGGAGCCCGCTGGATCGCTTGCTCTATTCCGATGCCGACACTGTCGCCGTGCGGGTCACTGACGATGTACGGCGCTGGCTGGTGGCAACGGCCTGCCGTCTCGGTCTGACCCCCGGGGAGTATGCCGGCCGCATCATCTCAAACGCTACCCAGGGAGGCGCGCTGTGACTAAAATTGACGATATGGTATGGGGCTTGATGGCAATGGGTGCGATGGCACCCAGCAGCGCCGCGCAGCGGGATCTGGAGGAGTCCAGGGCGCGCGGCAAACAACGGGCCGCGGCAGTCGGACACCCGGAATGGCCGAACGCTTGCCTCAGCTGCGGCTGCTCAACGGACATCGACCAGGGCGCCGTCTGCTACCCCTGCCAGGTGCGCCGCCTCTTCGCTCCGACCTCCGCTTTACGCTTTCCTGCCGCTACCTTCGATAAATCCGCATAACCCCCCGCTAACAGTGCCTTTTGGGCTACCAAAGACGCGCCAGATGGCGCGTTTTTCATTATTGTCCCCCCTGTAGTTTCTTCCAACTTTTGATCGTCCCGGGGTGGCGTCGCATTGCAATGCGTCCTCACCGCGAACCGGGGCGATCCACCTCAACCTTTTTACTTGAATACCACCTGGCCCGCGACCCCAGTCTCCGTGATCCTGGGCAGGCCATCGATCGGAGTCCGCAGTTGCGCGGGCTCCACCTAAGGGGAAGGACCGGGCTTAACTGAACCGTTCCCGGTAGAGCTTTCGGCGTCCCGGCTCCTTCCCCGCTTTTTTGGTTTTTGGAGGTTGCATGGCTTCGGATTTCCTTGTTGCGCACCAGAACACTATGGGGGAGGAAGGCGGCTTCGCCAACCATCCCGACGACGGCGGCGGCCCGACCTACAAGGGGTGCGCCAAGAAGTTCTGGGGCAAGCTGCCGCTGTGGAAAATGATCGACTATCACCTGGCGCAGCTCCCGCCGCAGCCTAAGTACTCCTGGCGCCCTGGCTCCTACTACCGGAACTGGGTGGACCAGGTGAACGCCGTGCTGCGGGCCGACGCGGATCTGCAGGCGAAGATCCTCTCCTTTTACCGTGAGGTGTTCTGGAACGCGAACCGTCTGGGCGAGATTAACGATCAGCGTGTGGCCAACTGGCTCTACGACCACGCGGTGAACGGCGCTGGGCGCGGCATCGGCTGGATGCAGACGGCGGCCGGCTGCACGGCTGACGGCGATATCGGTCCCAAGACGATCGCGGCCATCAACGCGGCCGACCCGGTGCAGCTGCTGGTCAGGGCCGAGGACGAGGCGGCGCTGTACCGGCTCAAACGTGCGCACGAGAAGCCATCCCAGATCCAGTTTCTGCCGTCCTGGTTGAAGCGCGACGGCCTCTCGCCTGCCGAGATCCGCAAGGTCATGTTTGCCGCGGCGGACGGAGAGCTGTCGCTGCAGGAGCTGAAGGATTTGACGGAGATGATTGTCGCCACGGTGTGAGCGGCTCGAAATAACTTTTTGGGGGTGCGGCATGGCAAGGAAAAACATGGTGGCGGCGGTACTGGCGATTCTGGCGATGGTCGGTTTTCTGATGGTATTCGCGGCGCTCAGCTTCTGCGCTGTGCCGGCCGCCAACAAGGATTTCCTCAACATGGGCTTCATCGCCCTGATCGGCCAGGTCGGTACGGCCTTCGGCTACTACCTGGGCAGCTCGCTCGGCTCGGCTCACAAGAACGATCTGCTGGCGCAGTCCACAGTGCTACCCGCACCGCTACCACCCGAGAAGCCGCTGAGCGAAGGCGGCTTTGCCCGACTGCAGCTGATGACGGCCATGATCCTGATCGCGAGCCTGTTCACGCTGGCAGCCTGCGCCACCATGAAGAAAAATGGCCCCCAGGTAACGGCGGGTAAGTCGCTCCTGGCCGTCAAGCAGACCATCGTTGCGGCGGCCAGCAGCACGGATGCCTTGTGCCGCAGCAAGCAGCTCGCTGCCGACAAGTGCCGGCAGGCCAAGGCCGCTTACGAGCTGGCCAAGCCGGCCTATGACTCCGCCGTGGACGCGTACCTGCTGATGTCCGAAGGGGGCGACCCCGCCGCCTTCGGTGCGGCGCTGACACATGCCCAGGGGCTTGCCGCCAGCATGCAAACGCTGGCAGGAGGTGCTCAATGACGGCGGCGCAGATCGCACAACTCGCCATCATTCTCGCACCCCTGGCACAGAGCCTGGTGGTTGAGGGGAGCAAGCTGGTCGCCACCATGCGCGAGGACCTCAACCAGGACGACCTGAACCGGGCGCTCGAACTTTCCAAGTCGACCAGCTGGCCGGCACTTGATTTCAAGGCGGAACCCTAACCCTTTCATCCACTCCAGGAGGCTGTTTTGGAAACCATCTCTCTCCCCTTCGCCAGTTTCGTGTTCCAAACCCTCGGCCTCCCCGGCCTGATCTTCATCATCTGGTGGTGGGACCACAAGGCCCAGGGGAAACAGCGTGAGACGGACCAGCAGGAGCACATGAAGGAGCGCGAGGAGTACTCCAAGGAGCGCGAGGCGCACGCCAAGGAGATCACGGCTATTTTGGCGCAGTACCGCGAGGACGTCTCCTCCATCAAGACGCTCTACAAGAACAACGTGGAGCTGGTGAACAACTACGACAAATCGCAGATCCGCCTGGAAAAACTGTACCAGGAAACGCTCAGCGTGATCGCGCTGAACACCCAGACCGCGACCAAACTGGTGGTGGCCATCAACACCAACGATTACTGCCCGTCGGTACGGTCCGCGGGGCCCGGGAGATGAACATGGAACGTGCTGCGATGAGGGGACGGCTGGCCGAGCTGAAGGAGCAGCGTGAAAAGCTCCGGAACCGTATCAAAGGCGAAGCCGGCGCGATCCGCTCCAAGCTGAACCTCATGCTGACCCCTGCGGACGAGCTGGACGTCCCGGTGATCGACGAGCAGTGGGACGGGCTCAAGGCGGCCTGGGCGGAGCTGGTCTCCGTGAACCAGGACATCCGCGAACTGGAAAAGGAGTTCCGCTGATGGCCGAGAAAGGGGCGCGTGCCGAGCTGGAGTCGCTGGTGCGCCAGAGCTATATCGACACGGGCAACCTGTCCAAGGCGGCGGAGCTGCACGGCGTGTCGCGCCAGGCGGCGGGCGAGTGGAAAAAGCGCGCCGGGGACGAGTGGGACAAGGCGCGGGAGCGCAAAACGACCTTCGCGCGGCGCATGGAGAAGCTGCTCGATCGCGAGCTGAGCTTCGCCGAGGAGTGCGCGGCCGGCGAGGTCGGCGGCGGCACGCTCGACAATCTCTCCAAACTGGGGTCGCTGGTGGTGAAGTTCAAGGCGGTGGAGGCGAGCGGCGGTCCGGGTTACGACAAGCCGGCCGTGTTCCTGGAGAACATCCGGTGGATGATCGATTACCTGAAGGAGAACGACCTGACCGCGCTGGCGGCCCTGGCCGAGAATTTCGAGCAGATGTCCGCAGCCTACAAGGAGCAGTGCCTAAGTGCGTAAGCGTCCGGTTCTGACAGAAGGCCAGTTCGACAAGCAGGTGGACGAACTCAAGAAGTGGATCCGCGAAAGCGTCTCCCCTTTCGAGGACGACACCGCCGCCAAGAAAAAGGCTCGCATCGAGCGCGGCCGCACCGATCTGCTCTTCTTCTGCCTGACCTACCTGCCGCACTACTTTTCCTGCGACTTCGGCGAGTGCCACCCGGAGTGGCAGGAGGTGACCGAGCTTGCCGACCGGTTCGCCGTGGTGGGCGCACCGCGCGAGATGGCCAAGTCGACCTTCTTCACCCTGGGCAACCCGGTGCACAAGATCTGCTACGCGCTGAAGCATTTCATCTGGCCCTGCTCCGACACGCACGAGCAGGCCACAGGGTTCAGCCTGCAGATCAAGCTGGAGCTGGAGGAAAACCCGCGCATCCGTCACGACTTCGGCAACCTGAAGACCAAGAACTGGAGCGACGACGAGTTCGAGACATCCAACGGCGTCAAGGTCCTGGCGCGCGGCCGCGGCGACAAGGTGAGGGGCATCAGGCACCGCCAGCATCGCCCGGACATGGCCATCTTCGACGACATGGAAAACGACGAGACGGTGGAAAACCCGCGTACCACCAAGAAGATCTTGAACTGGATGCGCGGCGCCGTGCTCGGGTCGCTCGGCAAGGGGTACTCGGCCATCATGGTGGGCAACCTGTTTCACCCGCTCTCCGCCATCTGCCAGCTGATCGCCGACGTGGACGACGAAGGGAACAAGCGCTACTTCTCCCGGGTCTATCACCTGATCGTGGACGAGGGCGGTCCCAACGAGCGCTCGCTCTGGCCGGCCAACTGGCCCATGTCGCGCATCCTGCAAAAGCGCCACGACGTCGGCAGCTACACCTTCAACAAGGAGTACATGAACAAGGTTGGCACCGAGGATACCCCGTTCCCTGAGGAACAGACGAAGTACTACGGCCGCATCGAGATGGTGAACCGCAAGCTGATCTTCGTGACGGCGATCGACCCCTCGGCCACGGCCACCAGCGGCTCCGACTTCCGGGCCGTGGTGACCTACGGATTCGACCCGAAGGACATGCTCTTTCCCTGCATGCACGCCTGGATCAAGAAGCGCTCCATCAACGAGATGCTGGCGGCGGCCTACCAGCAAAACGACCAGTACCCGGGCATGGTGGCCATCGAGGACAACATGCTGAAGGACTTCCTGCATCAGGCCATCCACAACTATGCCAAGGAGGTCGGGCGCTATCTTCCCTGGACTCCGATGCAGCACTCGACCAACAAGATCGGCCGGATCGTCGGCACCTGCTCCTACCTGTGGGAACACGGCAAGATGCTCTTCGAGAAGGGGCACAGCGACCAGGCGCGGCTGATCGAGCAGTTCATCTACATCTACAACGCCACGGTGAACGATGACGGGCCCGACGCCGCGGAAATGGCGATCAGCAAGCTGATGGGGGGTATGGGCATAAAAACGACAGACGCATTACCAGAATTCGGGGAGGCCTTCGCATGAGCTGGTGGAACCCGTTCGCCAAAGCAGCGCGTCCGGACGTGCTGCCGGGGCGTCAATCCGAACCGGAAGACAACATCGGCGGCGTGATCAGCAAGCTGTCGGGCTTCTACAACTTCACGGCCGCGCCCTTCGACCTGCGCGCCCTGGAGGTGCTGGAGCTGTTGGGCATGCTCAACCCGGACGTGTCCCAGGTGCTCAGCATCTGGGTCAACCTGGGCAACACCGGCCATGACCTGGAGGTCGAGGGCCGCAACCCCCAGGCGGTGCTGGACCGGCTCAATAAGCTGGCCGCCGGCGTCTACCAGACGGGGGGTGGCATCGACGGCATGGTGAACCACTTCCTGCGCCAGATTCCGCTCATGGGCGCGCTGTCGGCCGAGTGGGTGGTGGCGGACCGCATCGAGGACGGCCTCGCCGATTGCGTGGTGGTGCCGGTGAAGCGAATCCGCTGGCAGCGTGTCGACGGCCAGTGGGCGCCCTTCCAGATCACCAACGCCATCACGGGCGGCAACATGGGGCATGTCCCGCTCAACCCGCTCACTTACAGCTACATGCCGCTGCAGACCAACGACGGCAACCCCTACGCCATCCCGCTTTTCCTGTCGGCGCTGAAGAACATCGGCGTTCAGATCGACGCCACCGGCAACGTGGGCGCCATCATCCGCAAGATGGGCCTGGTCGGTTTCGTCGATGTGGCACTGGAGGTGCCGGACCGCAAGGGGGGCGAGAGCGACGAGTCCTTCGCGGCCCGCTGTACGACCCGGCTCAAGAACTATGCGGCATCCTACGCGGCGGGGCTCTCCAAGGGGGTGGCGGTCCATTACAAGGACCAGGAGATCAAGCACAACGCCATGTCGCCAGGGGCGGCCGCCGGCGCGAAGAGCATCTTCGACATGAACGAGGAGCAGGTCTTTTCCGGGCTGGACGCCCCCCCCTCCATGTGCGGGCGCAGCTACTCGACCACAGAGACCTATGCCGAGGTGGACTTCGAGAAGATGATCACCAAACTCAGCAACGGCCGGCGCGTCGTGAAGCGCTTCCTGGAGAAGGGGTACGGTCTGGATCTCTTGTTGAGCGGCATCGATGCGCAGGTCTCGGTCAACTTCCACGAGAACAGCGCCTTCAAGCGCAAGGAGAAGGAAGAGGCCGAGGGGGAGAAGATCAAGAACGTCTTGAGTAAGCGCGACGCGGGGATCATCAGCGACGACGAGGCGGCTCAGGAGCTGGGGTACGAGAAGGCGACCGGGAGAAAGGCCGGGGAGGTGCCGCCCTGGCTCTCCGCCAAAGCAGGCACCGGGCTCCATGGGGCGCCGGGCTCGCCCCTGCGTTTTACCTTCAACCGCAAATCGTCGCGCTACGAGTTCGCACAGGAGCGGATCGCGGTGCTGGAGACCCCCGCCGACGACCGGCGGGACCAGAGCTATCAGGCGGCGCTGGAAAGCGTGCTGATCGGCCCCGAGGAGGCGGCGCTCGCGGCGGCGATCGCGGCGGGCGACAAGGAGTTCGTCTCGGCCCGGGCGTTCGCCACGGCGGTCTGGGAGGCTTTCGCTTTCACCCTGCGCGAGGAGATCGGCAAGAGCTCGGTGATGCGGGTCTGCAACCGCTTCACCCTGGACGAGTGGAAGCGCTGGCGCTACGAGGACAAGAACCACCTGGCGGCGAGCCGTGGGGCCCGGCGTCTGGCGTCGAAGATCGACATCGGGCTGGTGGACAAGAACGCGCTCAAATACATCACCAACGTGGAGCAGTTCTACTTCGGCCGCGGCAACTATCTGGCCCAGGACGATGTGACCGGCAAACAGTTCGTCTCCTGGCTCCAGGAGGAGTACATCGCCAAGGGTCTCAGCATCCGGGACGACGCCACCTGGGCTGAGTTCAAGGCGAACTTCGGCAAGCTGGTGGAGCAGTCGAGCTACCAGAAGATCGAGCAGATCGTCTCCACCACCATGGGGCGCATCCAGAACATGGGGCAGACGCTGTCGCTGTACGAGGCGGGCGCCACGACCTACGTGATCGTCGGACCCCGAACCGCCCCCATCTGCCAGCACTGCCTGGCCATGCTGGGGCGGAAGTTCCAGGTGAAGGTGGCGGCGGAGCGCCTGGCCAAGATCCTGGACAAGGGTTTCGAGAAGCCGGCCGACCTCCCCCCTTTCCTGAGCTCCAAATATAATGCGGACCAGGTGAAGGCCATGACGGATGAGGAGCTGCAGGCGGAGGGTTTCGAGACGGCGCCCTTCCACCCCAAATGCAGGCATCGCAAGGCGATAGTGGAGTAACGGTATGCCCCGGGGGTGGTTACCCCGTTCATGAACTAAATTTCGACGCCTCAGGGCGGTTTAGTTGGGTCATCAGGGAGGCTGATATGGCGGAAGCCGCAAGGAAACAGTTTCAGGTCATCAAGGAAGGTTTTGCCCGGGCCACCTTCGGCGGCGCGCTGGCCGGGTGCGACACGACGGCGGTGGGAGGCCCTATCAACTTCGCCGCGGTGGAGGAGAACGGCGGGCGCAACCCGGAGGAGTACTTCGTCACCAACTCCCGGCTGCTCTCCATGGCGGTGACCCCGTACCGCAAGTTCGACTTCACCCGGGCCGGGGTGCTGAAGGCGGCGACCGGCATGTTTGAGGGTTTGACGCTCTACGCCAACCATTGGGCCGACGTCAACAACTGGAAGGGGCTGGTCGAGGGGTGCGTCTGGGACGACCAGAACACGCCGCCCGGCATCAACGGCAGGCTGGTGGTCGACAAGATCGTGGACCCCAAACTGGCCCGCGGGGTGGAGACCAAGGCACTGCGTTCGGTGAGCGTCACCATCTGGTTCAAATACGAGCGCAGCCATCCGGACCTCGCCAACTTCTACGACCGCCTGGGAGAGATGGTGGACGGGGAGATGGTGCGTTTCATCATCCTGGAGATCACCCAGGCCGGCGAGGTTTCCATCGTCTGGGAGGGGGAGGATCCGCACGCTAAAACTTTTGGCGCGCCGGGCAGCGAAACCGGCGCTTCGTTATCAACCACGCAAGGAGAGGCGGATATGAAACTGACGGCTGCAACATTGACGGCGCTTGGCATAACGGCGGGCACCGAGGTCACCGAGTCGATGCTCGAGGAGAAGCTCAACGCCACCATCACCGGGTTCAAGACCCAGATCGAGAGCCTGAAGCTGGACGCCGCGGTCGGCGTGGCCACGCTCACCGAGACCCGCGAACGGGCCGTGACGCTCTACAAGGCCGCCAAGGGCGAGAAGTCGGTGGAGTCCTTTATCACCACGGTGATCGATAAGGCGGACCTGGCCACGGCCCGGGCCTTCTGCGAGGAGTACCAGCTCGCTGTGGACCAGAGCGTGCCGCTCTCCTGCCCGAAATGCGGGGAGAAGCTCTCCCGGCGGAGCTCGGTACCGGAGCCGGTGGGCGGCGAGCTGGGTGCCGGAGATAAGCGGTTCGAGGATTACAAGGGGATCTGACAGAGTGCTCGGGGAAGGGGCCTAAAGGACTGCAGGGAATCAGGGGACATCTACTAAAAGGAGCATTTCTATGTGGGGAATCGGATACGACGGTATTGGGGTGAGAACGCTGGCGGTACTTATCGCGGCGGCGATCGGCGCCGCGGATGAGGGGAAGGTGGTTTGTGTCAGCGCCAACGACACGGTCGATCTGTGCGACGCGGAGGACAACTTCTGCGCCGTGCTGAAAAAGGTCGAGGCCGACAGCAGGATGCCTGCGGGTACGATCCAGACCAAGGGCTTCGTGACTCTCAGTTATACCGGCAACCCGGGGCTGGGATTTCAGGAGCTGGTGGCCGATGGTGACGGTGGCGTGAAGCCGCCCGCGGCAGCGGTAAAGGCCGCCCTGGTGACCGGAGTGGTGGGCAACAACAACGCGCTGGCCTGGGCTGCGCGGATTTCCGGGGACGAGGGGAACGACATCAGCCTCGCGCTGCTGGACCCGGCTGGCAATGACAAGGCGCTTGCGGTCGACGTAGTCGGGCGCGACATCCTGGTAAGCCTGGCAACGGGCGGCGCCGGAGCCATCACCTCCACGGCTGCCGAGGTGATAGCGGCGGTCGAGGCGAGTGCCGCGAACGACCTGGTCACAGTGGACAACTCCGGAGCCTCGACTGGCGCGGCCGCAGTGGTAGCTGTGGCCCTGACGGATCTGGCCGGCGGCGCGGATGCCAGCGTCGGGCGCAAGCTCCATGTCTGGAATAAGGACACCGTCGCCGGGACTCTGGTGGTCGACCTCGGTTAATACAGGGCGCCTGAGGCGCCACTACTACTTCATGGTTCAAAGGAGCAAGACATGGCCAAGCTGCTTAAAGAGATGTACTCGCAGGCCCAGAAAGAAGGGGTGACATTTTCCGAACTGCTGGAGAGGGAAGCACCCTCCAAAGATGCACGGCTCGACGCCTTCCAGTTCGAGCTGTACGACCGCAAGATCGACCTGAAACGGGACACGGTCGAAAGGTTCTACCAGACCAAGGAAGACTCGGTCCTGTTCCCCGAGTTCATCAACCGCAACGTCCGGATCGGCATTGCGGGGCTCGGTCGCCTGGATCTCACCCTGGACGAGCTGGTCGCCACTACCACCACCATCGACTCCGGCGTCTACCAGACGATCAAGGCCGAATTCGACGCAAAAAAGATTGATTTCAAGCGGGTCACCGAAGGCGCGCCCTTCCCCACCGTCGCGATCAGCGCGGGCAAGGAGTCCATCACCCTGGCCAAAATCGGCATTGGCATGGATGTGACCTATGAGGTGCTGCGGCGCATGAAGCTGCCGCTGTTGGCCATCCACATGCAGCTGATCGGCCAGCGTCTGGCCAAGCGTAACGTGGCGTACGCCATGTACTCCATCATCAACGGCGACGGCAACGACAACGCCGCTGCACAGACGCAGCCCACGGCGGTGTCTTATGACGCGCTGCTCGACTTCTACCTGGACATGGAGAACTGGGAGGCCACCGTCTGGTCGGCCAAAAAAGCCCTGCTCAAGACCATCTTCAAGCTGGACGAGTTCAAAGACCCGCTGCTCTTCGACACGGCGAAGACCGGAGACCTGGCCAAGGCGTTTGGTTACAACATCAAACGCTTCAACTGGACCGAGACCCCCCTGGGCGACGACATGCTGGTGGCGGTCGCCAAGAACGCGGCGCTGGAACTGGTCAAAGAAAGCGGCGCCGAGCTGGTCGAAACGGACAAGGTGATCGACAAGCAGTTCGAAAAGACGGTGATCAGCCAGGTGATGGGCTTCAGCCGCATTTTCAAGGAAGCTGCCACCATCTTCAAGAAGCAGTAAGCCATGGCCAGCCTGCTGGACATGGTGCGTAACAGGCTCCCGGACGAGGCGGCGCTGTTTGCCGCCTCGCTGGGGTCCGTCATTGAGGAGGCCCAGGCGGATGCCGGTCTGGAGGGGACTCCAGAGGCGCAACTTTCGACCCGGCAGAAGTCCCTGGTCGCCGATCTGGCGGCCAAGGCGCTGATCATGCCGGCGATGTCGAAGTACAAGAAGAGCATGGAGGAGGCCGAGGGGGACGACGCGGGCAAGGTGAAGTTCGCGGACAAGCTCAAGTTCCTCCAGGAGATGAAGAAGGACCTGGAGACCTCGATCGCGGAGCGCCGGTCGGCGCTGGCGACGGCCACCGATACCGGCGTGGCGATGATCCTGGTGGAGTGAGGTAAAAGGCGGGGGCTGGTGGACCGGGGCTGGGGGATGGGGGCTGAACGTGGATCTGCTCGAGCAAGAGAATGTTGACGATTTCCGCGCCGGGATGCGGGACGTGAGCGACACCTTCTACCGTACGCCGGTAACGGTACGCCGGGCCGGCAGCGCGGACGTGGACCTGCTGGTCGGCATGAAGCCGGACGACACGGGGCTGGACGGCGAGTCGCACGGCGAAGTGAACGTCCGGGACGAGCGCAGCGAGCTGGTGGAGCGCTGGGTGATCAGCGTGAACCGGGATTACCTGGTGGAAAAGGGGCTGGTCGACCTGGAGGCGGACGAGGCGCACCAGCTGCTGATCACGGTAGAGGACTGGGTAATCGTCAAGAGCCAGCGCTTCGCCATCATCGGCATCAGCGACCGGGCGCTGTTTAGGGGTGTCCCCATCCTGGTGCGGTTGACGGTGGCCAGGTAATGGCGCGATCGGTGGAGCTGACCGGGGACTGGGCGGTACTGAAGAAGGTGCTGGACAACGCCTCGCCAAAGCTGAAAAGGGAGAGCCGGCGCACCATAGGCAAGCAACTGAAGAAGATCGAGGCAACGGTGCTCTCGCACCTCGACTCGCAGGACCTGGGCTGGCAGGAGCTGTCGGAGGCCTACCTGGAGAAGAAGGAGCGGGCGGGGCTCTCTCCGGACACGCTCAGGGCCACCAACCAGATGTACTCCAACATCACCACGGCGCAGGAGAATGACTACTCCGGGGCGGTAGGGGTGATGAGGGGAGTGAAGACCAAGGAGGGGGAGGAGCTGACGGACATCGCCATCATCCATGAGCAGCCGGAGGATGACGGCAAGGTGATGCCGGCCAGGAAGCTCTGGAAGCCCACTTTCGACGAGATGCAGACGGGGATCGCGGCGGCGCTGAAGGGGATAGCTATCGAGGTGTTCAAGAAATGAAGGCCGCCTGCATCAAATACCTGACGGACCGGATGGAGGCGCTGCTGGCCCGGGACGGCGAGACGCTCCCCTACCGGGTGGCGGTCTCTGATGACGAGCTGCCGGCGAACCTCTTCTTCGACGAGCTACCGCTCGACTTCCTGAAAGACAACGACTGGGCGGCCTGCTGCCTGCCGCTGCAGGACCGCACCAAAAAGATGGGCCGGCTGTTCGCCCGGGGGCTCAATGAGGACAAGACGGAATTTACCCTTACCCGGCGGCGCTTTTCCCGGGAGATCCTGTTTCGGTGCCTTATCTACGCGCCGACGGCGGTTGAGCTTTGGGGAGACGGGGAGCATGTCGGTCTGGTCGATCAGCTGGTCCAGGCGGTGGCGGAGCATAAGTACATTGCCGCCGGCGACGACAGCGCCATCAAGGTGGAGCCTCAGGATCTGGCTCGGCCCTTTGACTCTGCTGTTGAACAGGATAGGAAGCTCCGGCGCGCGCGGCTGGCGATTGTCCGGGTGCTGTTCACGGGCGGGGTGCAGGTGACTGCGACTCTGCCGGTGATAACGAGTGTCGAATTTGTACCAAGCGTTGGAGGAAACGATGATGTGTAGCCGGTTTTTCTTTATTGCAGTGCTGGTGCTCAGTCTGGCGTGCGGCTCTCAGGGGTTTTGCGCCGATGCGGGGGTGGATCTCACCAAGATCCTGATCGCCCGTCCGGATGCGACGACGCCGCCGGGGAGCACGGACACGCTGCCGATCATCCAGGGCGGGGTGCTGAAAAAGATCAAGCCGAGCCAACTGGGCGCCGGTTCGGGTACCGTCGGGCCTGCCGGGCCGACCGGCCCCCGGGGGCTCACCGGGCTAACTGGCCTCCAGGGCGAACCCGGCCCCGCTGGTGCCGATGGTGCAGACGGTGCTCCTGGCGCTGATGGTGCCCCTGGTGCAGACGGTGCCCCTGGTGCTGATGGTGCTCCTGGTGCTGATGGTTCGGACGGTGCTCCTGGTGCTCCTGGTGCGGACGGGGCTCCTGGTGAACAGGGGCTGCAAGGCGAACCAGGCCCGCCCGGATCAGGCGGAACAGCGGTAACGATAACGACCGCCACTGGCACATTCGTGGCGGCCAATGCCACCAGTTATCTGCTATCTGGCGACTGCGACATCACCCTGCCGGCTCCGGTAGCCAACGGCTGGATCAGTTTCGTGAGCGGGGCGGCGGGGTCCGCGCTGACCTCGGGTGTCGTAACCAAATATGCCGATGCGGCGCTGTACCTGGACAACATCAGCGTCCCCTCCGCGACACTCTATACCTATGACGGCAGTAAGCTCGGGCTGGTTTCGGACGGCGTCTCCTGGATGGGCGCCAATATGGCAGCGGTCACGGTCAACGGATCGCCGACCAGTATCCCCGCTGGCCCGGTTTGGTCGGATGGCTCGGAGTTGTCCGGGCATACGCTGACCGTGGCGGACATCTCCGACGCGGGGAGCGCAGCAACCCAGGACATCGAGGCGTTTGCCACGGCAGCGCAGGGGGAGTTGGCGGAGACAGCGCTACAACCGGGGGATGTTGATAATGAGGTGAGCGCCACTGCCTACAACGGCGGAACGCTCACATCGGCAACCATTAACGCGGCCATCACTGCGATCGGCTCCACGGTTAAAACTCTGGTGCTTACGCCTGGAACATGGGTCATGGCCAGCAATATAACGATCCCTGAGAACATAACACTGAGGCTGCAACCCGGCGCTTTAATCCAGAGGACCGGCGGCGTCCTCACTATCGATGGTCCTATAGATTTCCCGGAACAGCGGTGCCTGTCAGGGTTTATCTCAGGATCAATCCTGTGGGGTGACAGAGCCCACGAGATCGATATCGAGTGGCAGGCTCTTGGTGATGGATCGGATGACTACCAGAACATCCAGTCGCTGATTAACAGGATCAAAGCCGGAACCAGCGTGGACTTCGGAGTCGAGCAGTCCTACAACATCGGCACCAACACGCTGTCATTCGCAGGGATCACCGGCGGGGAGATCCACGGCTACGGGTCGCGCATCTACGGGAACAATACGGCATACGGGCTGCTTTCAGCTTATGGCCTGTTGAGCAGCAACACTGGCCAGAGCATTGCTGTGACCAAAGATTCTCTGACATTCACCATTCCCGGCGGAATTACAGTCGCCGCCGGCAACATGGTTCGGTTAATCCCCGCTGCGCCTTACCTTTACAACTACTATGCGGGACATATGGCCCAGGTGGTCTCTGTGTCTGGTTCAACTGCGACCATGGACATCCCGCCTCTCAATACCATCACCGCCGCAACCCTGGACGTGTTCGTCGGGATGCACAACGGGTTAATAGAGGATCTAGTTTTTGATAGCCGTTCGGCTACCACCGCGATTACCAGCGCAAGCCTTTACGCTTCTAACGTGACCATTAGGAATTGCGACTTCCTCGGCGCGGACAACGCTGCCGCAGGTCTTGCCGTGACCGGGAACAACCTTGTCCTGGAGGACATCTATTCGACCGGTTATCTGAACAAGATCGGCGTGTCGGGTGGTCGGATGGGATATGGCATCGCGGCATCCGGGACAAACATCACGATAGATCGCGCCGTCGTAACCAACTGCAAACATGACGTGGCACTAGGGGCAGACCGCAGCATCATCAGCAACAACAACGTAGTCAAAAACTCAATTCTTTGGCAGGACCCTGCGCATTACGGGGAAGAATTAACAATTTCCGGAGCGCAGCACGCTTACTTTTCCACCGCTATTGACGCTCACAGCAATCTTGAGCAGTGGGAGGTCACCGGCAATACCATCACTGGCGCGTCCGTCGTCGGGCTAGCATCGATAAGGAACGGCAAAGGCGTGTTTTCGGGCAATACGATGCGCCTGGCGAACAGTGACAGCAACGGCAACATTTTTATCGTCGGGGAGAGAACGCTGACGACTCTGCCGCTCACAGGCAACACGATCACTGCGGACACCGCAGGCATTCCTTTGGTTCGCAATGCGGCTACGGATATCGATGCTATTGCGACAGCGTCGCCATTCTACGCGTCTGAACAGGCGGTGAAATACGCCAATAACTACCTGTCTGGTGTGTCGTGGAAGGGATGCACCATTCAAGGCGACCGCATGTTTGCTGCAGCAGCTCCGACCAGTTTCACCTGGGAACTTAACGATTTCGTCCACAACAGCAACCAGACTGCAGGCTCTGCACTCGGGTGGCGATGCGTCGCGGCCGGAACACCCGGGACTTGGGAGGCGGTGACCAACGCAGCGACTACTGTCAGCGATACCGCCTATGACGCCACATCTTGGGACGGTGACACCACAACAGCACCGTCCAAAAACTCCATTAGAGACAAAATTGAGTCGATGGGGACCGGCAGCGGAGACATGGTTGGACCTGCGTCTGCTGGTGATAATGAGATCGTGAGGTTTGACAGCACCACAGGCAAACTCGCGCAGCGATCCAGTGGCGTCACCGTCTCGGACACAGGGACCATCCAGACATACCAGACGAACCAGAGCGTCGAGATCCTTGCCGTAAATAGCTCAGACTCTTCCGCCAAATACCCCAAACTCCTAGTGCGGAACTGGGACGGCACGGGTGCGACCGGCTATGGGGGCTTCCCCTCCGTACAGATACAAAACGGTCGCGGTACTGCTGCATCTCCGCTCCCTTTGGCTTCTGGCATGAGGATCTTCTCTCTTTTGGGTTATGGCTATGGGGATACCGGCCTCAAAAACGGGATTTCGATTCAAGCTGACGCCTCCGCCGCGTACACGGATGCTAACCAGCAAACCGATATGACCATCTATCTCGGGACTGTCGGTGGCAACGGTTCTATGACCTCGCGTTTTCGCATCAAAGGGGACACTGGCAACGTGGGCATAGGCGTTACTACACCAACAGCGGCACTGCATCTCAAGGCCGGGACTGCTACGGCAAGCACCCCACCACTTAAATTCACGGCGGGAACCAGCCTGACAACTGCAGAGGCCGGAGCAGTCGAGTGGGATGGGACAAATCTATTCGTCACACAAACGACCGGCCCTACCCGTAAGACGATGGCCTACACGACTGACATTCCAAACCTTGCCGCTCCCGGCGCAATCGGCGGCACGACCCCTGCGGCGATCACCGGCACGACTATAAAGGGACAGCAGTTCACCGAAACGGCCGCTACCGCTACGGGGTCATCGTTCACGCCGCCAGGACTCACGGAGAGCCTGTACGCCTACACCCTCAATGCCAACTCAACTATCACGCTCCCCACAACCGGCCTGCCGACTGGCGTCGTAACGCTGAATTTCAACCTTACCGGGACGGCCGCCTACACGGTGGCATGGGCTGGCGGTACGCGCCACGTCATCGGCGTTCAACCCGCGGCGATCACCGCCAATAAGGAGTCCTGGTGGACGGCCACAAGTAGGGACCAGGGCGCCAACTGGAGCCTGTTCTACGGCGGGGTGGAGCAATGATCCGCGTCATCTGCATAGCGTTAGCGCTACTGACTCTCTCTGCTCCGGCTGATGCCATAGGTCTGGGCCGGGCGCTGCGGGTGAGCCCCTGCATTCCACCCACTACGCTCCACGGCTCCGCGTCGATCAGCTCCACGGGCGCGTGGCCCTCAGGGGTAGCAAGCACCTGGGGTACCTGTGTAATCCCGGTCACGATCACCGTCAAGGGGTCAGGCGGTGGCGGAGGGCAATGGTTTGGCGACAACGACGGCTCGCTAGGGGCGGATACTACCGTCAGTCGCGCCGGATGGTCAATGACTGCTAACGGCGGCGGCGGGGGTGATGCCGTAGACCCCAATGCCGTTGCATCGGCGGGAATCCAGTCCTACACCGGCACGGTCACAGCGGTCACGCAAACCACAGGCAATGGTAATTTAGGCGGCGTACCGGATGACGACACCCATGCAGCCCCCGGCGCGCGTGGCGGATATATCAAGGGGACCGTGACGGGGAATTTTACGGTCGCGAACCCGATATCAATCACCATCGGCCTCGGTGGCTATGCCACTCCGGTTGCTACCGACGGGCAACCAGGCAGCGTTTTGATCGAATGGTAATCACCCTGCCACAAGGGCTCATGATGGGCCGCGAGGGTGGGTCTCATGTATGAAGGTGACTTGAGCTGCTCATGATGAGCGGCGTGTTTTGTAACCAATTAAAGGAGTCGGTCATGTCTGGTAATGAGAAGCGGCGGAAGGAGATGAGCATGGTGGCGCCCAAGTCGGCGGCGCAGGAGTTGCGACTGCAGCCGGTCACGGTGCTGGCCATGGAGCGCGGGGTGCCGGAGCACGCTATAGCCGGTATGTGCCGCTTCTACGGATGGGCCGAGGGTAAGCAGCTGACGGCGGAGGACTTCGAGTCGGCGATGAACGCTTACCGGGTCCGGCCGATGGGGCAAGGCAGGTAGAGGCGGGGATCGGGGTTTGGAGAACCGGGGCTAGGGACTGGGGGCTAAAAGCAGGGGGCCTGCGAGGGGTCCATACAAAAGGGAGCTGCTTATGAAAGATGTATTTGAGTATCTGGTGGACGGTGTCTCGGGGCTGGCTCCGGGAGGCGTGGAGGGGGCTGCTATCGTCGTCGGGGTCTGCTCCCTGGGCGAGACGGGCAAGGGTTATCTGCTCGGCAAGTCGTCCAACCTGGAAGCGCTGCTCGGGGTCGGGCCGCTGGTGGACCGGCTGCGCGATATCTTCGCGACGGCGGGCCAGGGTGCGGTGGTGATCGCAGTGCCGGTGGGGGGGCTGGCCGGTGGTTACATCACCACGGTGGAGCTTGCGGGCGATGGCCCGGTGGGCGCCGCCAGCGGCGTGCCAGTGGATAACGCCACGGTCAAGGTGATGATCGTGGCGGGGGGCGCGCCCGGGGTGGCCACGGCCAAGGTGAGTCTCAACAACGGTGCCGTGTACGGCGCGCCGGCTGCGGTACCGGAAAACGGTCAGATCGCCATCGGGGCCACCGGGGTCACGCTGGTGCTGGCCGCGGGCGACCTGGTGGCGGATGACGTCTATTCCTTCCTGGTGCGATCGCCGATCGGGCCGGTGACCAAGGTCGGGGCCGGTCCGGACATCGCCGCGGCGGGGACGGTGAAGGCCGCGGCGGAGGTGATCCTGCTGATCACCGGCGCCGGACTGCGCAACGTCGGGACCTATCAATTGAGTCTTGACGGCGGCGACTCCTGGAGCGGCATCAAGACTATTCCGGTGGACGGGGCCATTGCGGTCGGCAGCACCGGGGTGACCATCACCTGGCCCGAGGCCGGTGCAGCGGTGGCCGGCGACTCCTATTCGTTCCTGTTGCTGGCGCCGGCGCCCACGGTAACGGCGGTGATCGACGCGCTGGAGACGCCGCTGTCGCTTTACGACGTGGAGTTCGTGCACGTGGTCGGGCCTGCGGACTCGTCGGACTGGGCTGCGCTGGGGGTGCAGGCGGACCTGCTGTGGAATGCGCATCGCCCCACCTTCTTCCTGGCCGAGACCAGGCTCCCCTATGACAACGAGACCATCGACGACTGGTCGGCGGTGCTGGCGGAGGAACGGCAGGATTTCGCTCACCGGTTCGTCTCGGTCTGCTGCGCCTTCGGGGAGATCTCGGAGTCGACCGGCCGGCGCATCACCCGCAACGCGGCGGGGCTGGCCGCGGGGAGGCTTTTGGCCATTCCGGTGATGCGGGCGCTGGGGCGGGTCAGGGACGGCAACGTGGCGCCGCTCGCCCTGCCGGTGGAGTACACGGAGGCGCACCAGGACGTGCTGCAGGCGGCCGGGTACCTGACGGCGCGCCGCTATGCCGGGCTTTCGGGTGTCTACTGGGGCGATGAGCGCACCATGGCGGACCCGACCAGCGATTACCAGTACCTGACGGTGCTCAGGGTGGTTTTCAAGGCGGTCAGAAAGGCGCGCATCGCGGCGCTCAAGAGCATGTACGACGAGGCGGGAGACCCGGCGCTGGGCATCAGCGCGGGCGGGCTGGCCTACCTGAAGGTGGGGATCGAGACGGCGCTGAACACCATGGTGAAGGCGGCACCCAGCGAGCTGGCGGCGCACCAGGTGACCATCCCCTCCGGACAGGACATCGTGAACAACGGGGTGGCGGTGGAGATGGTGCTGATCGGCATCCCGATTATCAGGAGCATCAAGCTGTTTGCCAGCTATGTGTGCGCCGGCGGGGCTTTCGATCCGCGGCTAGGGTAGGACGGGGGAGGTAGAGACGGGGGAGGTAGAGACGCATGCAATGCGTCTCTACGTACCGGGAACACATAAAGGGTAAGGGAGGAGCGCCAGATGGCCATAAACGGAAATTTGTACGACTGGGAGTCTGTGGAGATCCAGCTGCCGGGCGGGGTCGCGATCGGGGTGCAGAGCATCGATTACGACGATGAGCGCCCGGTGGAGGAGCGCTACGGCAAGGGGTCGACGCCGCGCGGCATCGGCCGCAAAAACTACAAGGCGAGCGGCAAGATGGAACTGGACCTGGACGAGGCGGCGTTTCTGGCCAACTCGCTGGGAGGGTCGGTCTATAACGCCGGGCCGTTCCCGATCGTGGTCTCCTACGCGGTCGAGGGGATGCCGACAATCACGGACGTGCTGCCGCTTTGCATCATTACCAAGGTCGGCACGGGTGCCAAACAGGGCGACGATAACGTGGGCGCGCGCAAGTTCGACTTCAAGATAGTCGCGCCCATCGAGTGGGGTGGACTGCCGCAAGGCTAGAAGCGGGGCTAGGAGCTGGTGAACCGGGACTTGGGGCTGAAAAACAACGGATCAAAGGAGTTTTGAGATGAGCGGAACATTGCCGCAGGAAGTGCAGGAAGCGAAGTCGAAGGGGGTCCAGGTCATACAGCTGGAGGGGGAGAACGGCGAGTTCTACTACTTCGGCCGGCCGGGCCGCGAGGATATGAACAAATACATCGCCACGGCAGCCAAGGGCAAGCCGGCACAGGCGGTGCGCAACCTGGTCATCGAGAAGGCGATCTTGCCGACCGGTCCCGATCTGGCCAAGGAGTTCGACGAGAACCCGGGCCGCATGGTGGCGCTCAACTCCGCGCTGCAGGGGTCGGTCGGCATGAACGAGGAGTTCACAGCAAAAAAGTTGTAAATCTCCAGGGGGAGCTGAAAGACAACAGCTTCCGCCAGATGGCTGTCCTGGTCCGGCACTACCTGAGGGTGGAGCCGGACCAGGATCTGGACCGGTTCTTCGAGCAGTACGTGGAGGCGCTCTGGATCGAGGATCGGCTGGGGACGGTGATGGCCGGCGCGGTTAACAGGGGTTTCAACGGCAAGTAAAGACAGGGGCTGGTGAAGCGGGGCTAGGGGCTAGGGGCTGTACTACCGGGGTTATGTAATGGAATCTCTCTTTAAGTTGGGCATTTTGCTGCGGGTGATGGACATGGTTTCGGGGCCGGTGGCTCAGATATCCAAGACTATCGACGTGCTGCATGACAAGGCCATGAAGCTGCAGCCTGTGTTCGACAAGTTCCGGGATTACGGCACCTGGATCGCCGGGGCCGGGGTGGCGGGCGCGCTGGGGCTCGGCATCGCGGTGACCTCGTTCGCCAATCTGGAGGAGGCGCAGCTGGGCCTGCGGACGCTGCTCATGGACTCCACCGGCCAGGTGGGCGCGGAGTACGAGCGCCTCAACAAGCTGGCTGAGAAGCTGGGCACCTCGCTCCCCGGGTCGACACAGGACATGATCCAGATGTTCATCGCGCTGCGCGAGCAGGGGGGGCAGACGGAGGTGATCCTGGGCGGTATGGGCGAGGCCGCGGCCAAGTTCGCGGTGCTGATGAAGGTCAGCTTTGCCGAGGCGGCCACGCACGTGGCTAAGTTTTCGGAGGCTCTGGGGATTGCGGACAAGGAAGCGGTCCCCTTCATGGACATCCTGCAGCGGCTCAAGGGGGCTGCCGGGGTGAATGTCAACGACTTGAGCGAGTCGCTGAAGTACGCGGGGGCTTCGCTCAAGGCGCTGCGGGTGCAGGGGCTCGATGCTGGCCGCGACGTGGCTGCGGCGATAGGAATGATGGCGACTTCCAGCATCGAGGGGTCGCAAGCCGGCACCAACTTCGCCCAGGCTTTGACCCGCATGGCGGAGATCAGCAGCAAGCTGGACTCGGGCAAGATCGCCAAACTGGTGGGGCCCATCCTGGACGCCAAGGGGATCAAGCTCAACTTTTTCGACGACGCGGGCAACTTCGTAGGCATCCGCAACATGATGGCGGAGCTGGAGAAACTGCGCGCCATCAACCCCCAGGAGCAGCTGATCGTGCTCTCCAAACTGTTCGGTGCCGAGGCTTCCAGGCCGCTATCGGTGTTCATTAACCAGGGCGTGGCGGGCTTCGACGCCATGACGGAGAAGATGCGCAACCAGGCGGACATGCAGACGAAGATCAACGAGATCATGAGCGGCACCAAGATGCAGTGGGAGACCTTGACCGGCACCCTGTCCAACGTGGTGGCGCATATGGGCGCGGTGGTGACCAAGGTGGGCGGTCTGATCGGGGTGATGAGGCTGGCCAACGAGCTGGCCGGCGGGCTCGACTCCTGGATCATCGCGCATCCGCGCACTGCCGGGCTGATCGGCGGGGTAGCCATAGCTGTGACCGGCGCGGCGCTGGCCATAGGGAGCCTGCTCCTGGTGATCGGCCTAGGCGGCACGCTGGTGACCAAGATGATGATGGGCTACGGCCTGCTGGTTCAAGGAATCGCGATTTTGAAGCTCGCCCTGGGCGGTCTGATACCTGTGGTCTGGAGCTTTACCACGGCGCTGTTGGCCAACCCCATCACCTGGATCGTGCTGGCGGTGGTGGCCGCGGCCTGGGTGATCGGCCGGGCCTTCGGCTGGATGTACGGCAACGTGACCTGGTTCAAGGCCGGGGTGGACGCCATGCTCTACGCCCTGGGCTTCGGGTTGGGCCGCCTTGGCAAGTGGCTTGCGGAGTTCGGCTCCATGCTGGCCATGCCCTTCGTCTTTATCTGGTCCGTGATCAGCAGGCTGCTTAATGCCCTGCCCGAGATATCGGGGGCCGTCTCCAGAGCTCTGGCGGGGATGCTGAACGCGCTTCCGGCCATCCTGGGCGCCATGTTCAGCTCGGGCCAAAAGATCGTCTCCACGCTGGTGGCCGGCATCAAGTCGATGGGGCCCGCAGTGGTGGGTGCGATCGCAACCATCTTCGGCAAGGTGAGGAACCTGCTCCCCTTTTCGGACGCCAAGGAGGGGCCGCTGTCGCAGCTCACCCTGTCCGGATCGCGCATCATGTCCACCCTGGGCGAAGGGATCACCGGGGCGGCTCCCGGACTGCACCGCACCCTGGCGGGGGCGCTGGCCGGCGCGGCGCTTACCACCAGCATCGCGGTGCAGCCGCCCCCCTCGTTTGCCTCGGCCGGACCGGGCAAGACTGTGGCCGCGGAGCGGTCGGCGGGCGGCAAGACCGGCTCGAGCGGCAAAAGCATATCGATACAGATCGGCTCGATAACGCTGCCAGGTGTCGCGAACGCACAGGATTTCATCGCGCAGCTGCAGGCGCTGGTGGAGGCTCACGATGTCGATTGACGGGCTGTTGAGCTGGGAGGACGGCGAGGTGCGGCTCGGAGGACAGCTTATCCCCGGGGAGTTCCTGGACATGAGCATCCGTGGCGCGGTGCGCTTCGACCAGTCGCAGCAGGACTCCCAGTCTGGCAAGCACAAGACGCCGCTGGGCTACGAGGACGCCGACATTACGCTGTCGCTCGATCTTTTGTGCGACGAGATGGGCGACTGCTACGTCAAATTGGCCAAGATCAATAAGGTGTTCAAGGCTGACCGAAAGGCCAACCCGAAGGTGTACGCGGTGGCCAATCGGCACTGCGCGGCGCGGGGAATCCGTAACGTGATCTTCTCCGCCCTGGACTCGTCCGAGACGGACCAGGACGACGTGATAACGGTGACGCTTTCCTTTGTGGAGCACTTGCCGCCGGTGATAAAGCGGGAAAAACAGGCGACGGCGACCAAGGCGGCCGCGGCGAAGTCGGGCACGGCGCCGGCCATAAAGGCCACCCCGGCGGTGTCGGCCGCAGTGGTGTCGGACTCGGACAGCCCGTTTCAGGCGGGTCTCAGGGCGGGGAGCCAATAGATGGACGTGAACGGTATCAACCTGGAAATCATGGTGGGCGACCTGGAGGTGTTTCGCGCTCCCAGCTGGTGGATCGAGTCGTTGCGGCATGTCCCCGTCGGTCGCGCTGGCATTACGCTGCCTGACCCTGACGGCGAGCTGTACCAGGCAGTCAGGATCGGGGACGAGGTGTCCATCAGCGTAGGGTATCGCGACCAGGTCCCGGCGCTCTGGAGCGGTACGGTAACGGCTCGCTACCCTGGCGAGACCTGCGACCAGCTGGAGATCCGCGCGGCGGACGCTTCGCTGGCGATTGCGACGACCAGGATATTGCAGTCCTGGGAGAACGAGACTCCTGAGGCGCTGATCGCCTGGGCGATCCGCAAGGCGGGGCTTGAGGTGGGGCGGGTGATGGAGACGGGCATGGTGCTCCCCAGGGTATCGGCGGCCAATATCCCGGCCTGGCAGCTGGTCCAGCAGATAAAGCAGAGCTGCCGGGCGGCTTTCGGGCTGGACATGAGCCGGTGGGCGCTCTGGCTGGGGGCTGACGGGGTGAATTGGGGCGACATCGATGAGCCGGGGGACGTGGTGGACATAGCGACCGGGGCCAACCTGATCAACCACGAGCCGGTCGACTGGCGCACCGGCATGGGACTGGTGGAGACGCATCTGATAGGGGATCTGTCGCACTCGCGCCAGGTGAGGCTGCAGGACGCCCGGCGCGGCGTCGATGCGGTGCACCGGGCGCTCAGGGTGCGGCACGAGGGGACTCCGGACAGGGTGCGGACCTTCGTCTGGTACGGGGTGGAGCATGGGTGACAGGGTGGTTTGTCCCAGCTGCGGTGCTGAGGCCCAGAAGGTGCTCTATGCCGGGCTCCCCATGAAGAGCTGCGACGCCTGCTCTAACTTGTGGGGCTTCTGGTCCTTCGTCCCGGCCTTGTGGTTCAACGGCTGGCTTTTTCCCTACCAGGGGCCGTATTTGCTGGTGCTTTGGGACTGGCTCAAGCTGGACTGGGGGCGCAAGTGAAGGGACAGGGGACGGACCTCAAGGCGTTATTGCAAAGGGTTGTGGAGCTGGTGATGCCCAACCTGCGCGGCTATTACCGGGTGCCCCGCAAGGGGCGCGTGGTGAAGGCCTATGCCTCGGACGACGCTTACTGGGCGGACGTGCAGCCGCTTCGAAACGACGACAGCGACGACGCCGACGAGCCGGTGGTGACCAGGGTGGAGATACCGGTGCTGTGGGGCGGCCCGGAGCGGGGCGTGGTCTGCCCGCCCACGGTGGGGACGCTGTGCGACATCACCTATTACGACGGCGACCCCAACTATCCGCGCATTTCGAACTTCCGCTGGGAGCGCAACAAGGCGCCCAACTGCGAGCTGGGGTCTTTCATTATCCAGCAGAAGCCGGGGGTGCATATCCTGATCACGCCTCAGGGGAACATTGTGACGAAGACGGACACGGACCTGGTCAACGAGGTGGGGGGCAGCAAGGCCGAGACGGTCGGGGCGGACTGGAGCATGGAGGTGTCCGGGTCGCTCTCGATCAAGGCCGCCGCCGGGACGGCGGAGATGTCGACCTGGAACATAAAGGCTGACGTGGTGGTGGACGGGGAGCTGCTGGTGCTGAAGGGGATCACCTCGACGCAGCAGGTCAAGGATTTGGGCGGCGCGCAGGGGAGCCTGGCGGATCTGCGCGATGGGTACCTGGTACACACGCACAACGAAAACGGGGACGGCGGCGGCATCACCGGCCCGCCTCTCTAGGGGGTAGCAAATGGCTGATTGGCAGTCTTTGACATTGGGCGGGATCTTCCCGGGGGCGGCGGCGACCATAGCGGATCTGCGGGCCGAGGCGGATGACCTCTTAAATAAATACGGCGCGGTGGTGGGGCAGATCAACGCCAAGGTGGCGGCGCTGGACGGCATCGCCAACACGACCCTGGGGCTGGCGTCGGCCATGGCTGCGGCCGGGTTCTACCTGCTGCCGCTGGAGCCGGGGGTCGGGGGGTGGCAGAACCGGATCAACGCGGCCGCCGGGGCCCCGCCCAATAACGGGGCCTGCGCCGGGATGGTGATTATCGTCCAAGGGGTCGATGTGGAGGCGATCGCGGAGCAGTACGCGCAGCTGGCCTCGGTACTGTCCTCGCCGGTGTCGGTGCCTAAATGACGGATCTCTTCGGCCAGGACATAAAGCTGGACGAGGCCGGCCAGGCGCTGGTGGCGTCCAACGGGGAGCTGATCCTGACCCTGGGGGCGGAGACCGGGCTGCAGGATGTGCGGCTGAGGCTCATGACTCCCCTGGGCGAGCTCTTCTACGACGTGGAGTTCGGCAGCCTGGTACACGAGTTTTTCCTGGACGAGAATAGCGCTGCGCGCCGGGCGGGCTTCGAGGCCGAGGTAGAGCAGAGGATCGAGGAGGACCCGCGGGTGGTGCTGGGGTCGGTGGCCTGTGCGGTGAGCTCTTTTAACGAGCGGGGTTTTAGCGCGCAGGTCTCCTGGGAGTTCATCGATGAGGACCATCCGTTCAACCTGGTGCTGAGCTACGATGCCGACAAAAAGGAGATGGTGATAGCCGATGTCAATCCAAGATCTGGTCTCTAAATCGCTCGATACCATCCGCCAAGAGATGTTTGACCGCCTGACCGCGGTGCAGGAGGAATACGTGGCCAAGGGTTGGCTCCCTCTCCGCCTGAACCTGAACAAGGGGGTGGTGCGCGGGCTGCTCGAGATGTGGTGCTGGGGGCTCTGGCAGCTGTACCAGTTTCTGGAGCTGGTGCTGCGCCAGGCTTTCCCGGACCAGGCCACCGGCTTCTGGCTCGATCTGCACTGCAAGCAGGTGGGGGTGGCAAGGCGTCCCGCCACCAAGGTGTCCGGCACGGTCTATTTCACCCGGGCTGCAATGGCGGGCAACGTGCCGATACCTGCCGGGCGGGTGGTGCGCACCAGGCCGGACGGCGCAGGGCGCATATATAGATACGTGACCACGGTTGCCGCGGTGCTTTTGGACGGCGCCGGCGAGGTGGCGGTGCCGGTGCTGGCGGAGGAGTACGGGGCGGCGGCCAACGCCACGGTGGGGCAGATCTGCGAGATCGTCACGGTGGTGCCGGGGGTCGATGCGGTCGAAAACCGGGAGGGGTGGATCACCCTGGAGGGGAGCGATCAGGAGGGCGACGACAGCCTGCGCGAGCGCTACGCCCTGGCCTGGAAGGTCCTGAACGGCTGCACCAAATACGCCTACGAGGCGTGGGCCCGGGAGATCGTGGGGGTGGTGCAGGTGAAGGTGCGCGACCAGCACCCGCGTGGCGAGGGGACGCTGGACGTGGTGATCATCGGCAGCGCCGGGGCGCCCAGCGAGGCGCTGCTGGCTGCTGTGGGCGCCAACATTAACGGCACCGGCAACGGCGACGAGAAGCGGCCCATCAACGACGACGTGCTGGTGTTGGGGGCGGAGCTGGTGGAGACGGCGCTGGTGGTGGAGCTGGAGATCTTCGCAGGCGATCCGGCGGCCATCGCGGCGCAGGCCGAGAACCGGGTGCGGGCGCTCTACGCGGCGCTGCCGGTGATAAACGGGGTGACCCCTTTCGGCGTGGGCGGGGACGTGACGCGTGACCGGCTGGTGTGGGCCATGATGCTCCCCGGGGTGAAGCGGGTCAATATGGTGTTCGAGGATGTGGCGGTGGAGGAGTTCGGTCTGGCCGTACTGACGGACCTCGCCATCAGCTATGTCGTAGTGGGCGAGGCTTAGATGGGGCTCTTGTGGTCATATTTCCGCGATACCCTGCGGCTCCCTTTCCTGGCCAAGCCGGGGCCTTTGGCCATGCTGGCCCAGGGGGGCGCGGAGTGCCTGGACTGCACCCCGGTACCGGTAACCTTCGAAGGGGAGCCGGTGACTTTCGAAGGGGAGCCGGTCACCTGGGGGACCATCGCCACCCGCGAGATTATCGCGCTGCTGCGGGACCAGTTTTTGCCGTCGCGCTGCGAGGACGTCTACCTGGAGCGCTTTGCCGCGAGCCGCGGCATCGTGCAGGCGCCTCTGGAACCGGAGCAGTACTGGCAGGCGCGCATCCGCTTTGCCTATCACTGGTGGGCGCGCGGCGGGCGCGAGTCGGCCATGGTCGAGGGGCTGAGGTTGGGGTTCGGCTTCGAGGCGGCGCGGGTGGAGAGCCTGCGCGGCGAGGACCCGGCCAAGTGGGCTTCTTTCCGGGTCGTTTTGACCGGCGGGCCGGGAGACATACTGCTCCAGGTGGACCGGGTGCGCTGGGCGATAAACGAGGTGAAGCCGGCGCGCTCGCTGTGCCGGGAGTTGAAGTTCTACGCGCCGGAGCAGCGGGTCGAGCGGGTCTGCGGCATCGCGGCCCTGAGCGGTACTGTGACGGTCATCTACCCCTACACTCCGACCGGCATAGTGCTGTCCGAGGCCCATCAGTGGCGCGGCATAGCCTGTGTGGGCGGCACACTTAGCACCATCTACCCCGGAGACGAGGAGTAACTATGGAGTTTAAAACTATCTGGACATTGTTGGGGCTGGCTAAAAGGGCCAATGCCGAGGTGCTGGGCAGCCTGGTGGAGATCACCCACATGGCGTTTGGCGACGCGGACGGCGACGACGCCTTCTTGCCGGATCAGGCGATGGAGGCTCTGGTCAACGAGGTGCACCGCCAGGCGGTTGATTTCGTGCAGATCGACGAGGAGCAGCCGCAGTGGGTAAACGTGGAGGGGCACATACTGGCGGCAGACGGCGGCTGGTGGGTGCGCGAGATCGGGCTCTTCGACGCGGACGGCGACCTGGTGGCGGTGGGTAACTGCGCGCCCAGGTACAAGCCGGTACTGGAAGAGGGGGAGTCGGGAGACCAGTACTTCCGCCTGGTGCTTTTGACCTCGAACACGGCGGTGATCACGCTGAAGACTAACACGGCGCTGGCGGTGGCGAGTCGGAAGTACGTGGATGACAACACGGTGGCCTGCCGCTCCTCGCATATGAGGGTCGTTTTGGAGAGCCAGGCCGTGCTGGCTGGGGATCGGGCTCTGAGCATCGATGCCAGCGCCGGGGACATTGACCTGACGCTTTTCGCGGCCAACAGCGTGTCTGCCCGGGCGATCCTGCTGCACCGGGAGGATGACACGGCGAATACGGTGAACGTGCTGGTGGTGGCCGGGACGGTGTGTCGCATGGACGACTTCCCGGAGATCCTTACCGGACAAGATGAGACGGTATCGCTCTTTCCGAGAGCTGCCACCAATAACTGGATAAAAGTTATTTAAAGGAGATTTCAGATGAAATTTTGGTGCGGTCTTTTAACACTTCTCGTTTTGCTGAGTGCCTGTGGACGTGCGGAATCGGCCATACTGATACGGGAGCCAAGCGGCGCGCTGATTTCGAGCAAGCTGACCCTGGACCAGTGCAGGGTATCCCCGCAGTGCGCGGGCAAGGAAATCTTGATAACCACGCCGCTTTCGGCAGTTCAGTCCAACATTTCATCGGCTACGGTGCATCAATGGCCGGCTGATCGCCCGTTACGCTTTACTGGTAAAGGGAGCCTCGGCAACACTACCGTTTTCCGCTTTTCAGGAAGCCAGACTGGCTGGCCCATGGCTAAAATCTTCGCGGGTACAGGCAGGATAGAGGGACTGAGTGAGGCTTTTGCCGACTGGTGGGGGGTCGACGGAGTTTCTGACCAAGTGGAAGTCAACCAGGCCATCCAGTCACTAGTTACAGGTGGGGTGCTTAGGGGAAGCACCGCAACGTATATAACCTCCGCAAAGATCCTGGTGGACAAGACCATTAAGGTCCTCTTGCCGTTCAACGTAAAAATAATGGACAATGCCCCCCTGCGCGATGCTCCCGACCAGGCCAGTGCAACATTTTCTGTGATCGAGGTAACGGCGCCGAACGTGATGATCGATGGGATTACCGTGGACGGCAACAGATCTGGTAACCCCACTTGGCTGTGGGACCACTCGGCAAACTATGGAGTCAGCTTTCACGCTCCATACTGTACACTCCAAAATTCCGAGATCAAAAACGTGACGGCCAATTGCGCGGGGCCCGCAATCCTTGGGGGGACTGACACTAAGGGGGACTACTGCTCATTTATCAACAATAAACTCCACGGAGCCGGGAAAAAAGGCATACATTCCGGTAAAGTGGTTGGTGCCTTAATTCAAGGCAATACCATCTACGGCAACGAACATGATTCCGGAATTGGGCTTCACCAGGGGGCCACGCAGTACATCGTAACCGGCAACAACATCTACGGTAACTATTACGGCATCAACCCCGGCGAATCGTTTGACATACCAGGCCTTGTCGGCTCGGGCATCATCAGCCACAACAGCATCCACGATAACATTATAACCAACGTGTTCGTGACGATGGTGTGGGACATGCCGGCACGCCCCACCGGGACCATCACCGCCATAACCAAGGCAAACCCCGCAGTCGTTACGAGTGCCGCCCACGGCCTCACGACCGGGACTCCTGTGCAGATCATCACAAGTGACAGGTTCGGCATGACGGAGATTTACACGACCATCGCCAACGTGACCGTGATCGACGCCGACAGGTTCTCTCTCGATGGTGTGGACTCTACAACTTACAGCACGTTCTCCTATGGTTCATGGATCTACGAGCCGACACAAGAGGATTGGGACACCACAGGGCTAAGCGAAGACACCATCGAAAACAGGGTGATAATCAGCGAAAACGACATATTTTACACCGCGCAGCCTACCGAGCCGAGCGGTGGCGTTCAGGCCAAAAACCCTTTCAACATTGAGGTATGGAACACCAAGGGCGCCAAGGTCATAAACAACAACATCAAGAATGGCGGGCTGCTGGACTATAATGGTATCGCGAATGAGATAAGCAATAATACCTGGGTAAGCAACTACGCTTATACTCAGGATTACCTGATTGCGCTCCGTAGCTCCGCTGTAACTGGGTCGCACAGAAACCGGCGCGCTGTGGTTAGCGACGAGATTAAGAATAATCGTATCGAAGTCTCCAACGTGGTTCAGGTGATCGATACGTCTGGCGATTCAGGGACGGCGATAAGTGGTAACACGTTCCGAATTAACGCGGGTGGCACATATGAAGTCCGTGTCCGGGACGCGGCCAGCGTAGCCACTGTCCAACTTAATCAGCCCCTCGGCAGGATCCGGCTCGGAAGCGTCGCATATCCGTCAGGGTACACCGGCAAACCCCCATACTATGCCACCGCCATGCCAACGGCAGGTCTATGGACGTTGGGGACTAGAGTAGAAAACAACAGCGGTACTATTGGCGCCCCTCAGGGGTGGCGAGTGACGACTGCTGGCGGTGCTTACTCGGTAACCAGGGCTAACTCTACGCCTTATTCAGAGTACGTAGAGGCGCGGTGGAGTTCCGGATCGACCGTATGGACTTGCACTACGGCGGGGGTTAGTAATGGCTCGGAACCGGATATCACTGGCAAGGTGGTGGGTAACACGGTTACGGATGGGACGGTGGTTTGGACGATGAACAGTCTGACTTCAGCGGTGTTCACTTCGGAAGGCAACCTGTAG